TACACGCCTGTACAGAGCGTACTCAGATATTTTTGTTTATACAGATGACATTAGTGGTACAAGCGGTCTTGTTGTAAAAGTAGATGAAGATGGCAATGGTACTTACTCAAAAACAGTTACACTAAACACAGATTTTATTCTTGATCCGCTGACAGCTTCAGCTCTTGGCAGACCCTTTACACAATTGACCATGGTATCTAATACTGAAACTTGGCCTATATTTCCGGGCTTAACACAAAACGGCTTACGCCCCGGCGTACAAGTTACAGCTAAGTTTGGCTGGCCATCTGTACCAAGTGATGTCAATGTAGCTTGTTTAATTCTTACAGCTGATCTATACAAGCGCAAAGATGCTCCGGGCGGTGTCTTAGGTCTTGGTGATCTAGGGGTCATACGCATGTCACCAGTAGGCAGAGATGTGTCACAAATGATTAGGGCTTATCAAAAGATTGCTATTGCCTAATGGTGCCAAGTACAGTAAGGACAAATCTTAAAACAGCTCTTACAGCTATCACAGGATTGCGTGTAATGGATTATGTCCCTGACTCTACAAATGTGCCTACCAATAATGCTTTTGCAGTTATTGGTCAATTGTCTATGAATTATGATTACACACTTAACAGAGGCTTTGACTCTGCAACCTGCAATATAATTGTTATGGTCGGGCGCATGAGTGAAAAAGATGGGCAATCAAGATTGGATGGGCTACTCAGCTCATCCGGTTCAACCTCAATCAAAGCCGCTATTGAGGCTGATAAAACACTAAGCGGTGCAGTGCAAACTTTAAGAGTTGTGTCTGCATCACCAGGCACAATAACATCCGCTAGTATTGATTACCTAAGTTATCAGTATTCAGTGGAATTGATAGGTTAGCGAAAGGAAAAATATGGCCATATTTATGGGTAATAAAGTAGCAGTCATTGTAGGTACATCAACCATATCTTCATTTGTCAGCACTGTAAGTCTTAACCGCGAAGTAGAGGCAGTAACTATAACTGCCATGAACGATACTGTTCAGAATATGATCGGGGGGATTGAGGTAAGCTCAATTTCCATGGAAATATTCAATGATTTTGCGGCGGCCTCAGTGAACTCTCTTTTTGAAGACAAGATTGGTGAAAAACTGGCAATCAAATTGATTCCAGTAACCGGTACAGTCACAGCTACAAATCCAAGTTATTCTATGTCATGCTTGATCACTCAATGGACACCCATTTCAGGATCAACAGACAGTGCAGCCTTGGCTAGCGTGACTTTTCCAGTCACAGCTTTAACAAAAGCAACAAGCTAAAAAGAAAAGGTGGGACATGCACAAGATTGAAATAACAAAGAAAGACGGCAAAAAGATTACTTATGATCTTACGCCATCCGTTAAAGTAGCCTTTGAGGCTGAGTTTAAGACAGGATGGCGTAAGAGATTAGGTGAACTACAAATGGAGTCTGATTTGTGGTGGCTAGCTTGGCGATTGGAAAAAGATCTAGGCAAGACCGAACTAGCTTTTGGTGATGATTACATCAATCAATTTATAGATGTTGATTTGTTGTATGAAGCAAAAAATGGCTAGACCGACATGGACAAATTTGGGAAGTCGCCGCCATTTCGGTCAGCACAGGGATTAGCCCTAAAGATCTTTTAGAGGTTGATCCGGCAGTGTATATGGCGATTAAAGCAATATTGCAAGAGCAGGCTGCAAAAACAAAAGGGACAGTCAGGCGGAGATAATGGCAGAGCTTAAGGCCGATAGATCCCTCAAGGCTGTTTATGTAGAAAATTTAGATGCGATCATGAAAAAGATGGAAGAGGTTGATCCTGACACGCAAAAAATATTTAAGAAAGAATTACGCAAACAAATAAAGCCTGTAGAAAAATTGGCTAAGACTTTTATACCATCTGAGGTGTTTCCCGGCTGGAGAGATACTAAGCCTTACTATCCACCTACATGGGGATGGGCTTTTGATCAGGTTCATAGAGGCCGCACCTATGGCAAAACAAATGAATCAAGATGGCAATGGTCACAAGCGGATGCGATTGCCGGCATACAAATTACAAGTGCAAAGGTAAAAGTGCAAAGAGTCAAAGGTACTAAATTTTCTGTAACAGCTTTAGCTCTTGTAAATAAATCCGTGCCGGGAATTATTTTTGAATTGACAGGCGGCGGTACTGCAAGGAGTAAAGGCAAAACAAGGCGCGTAAGTCGCAATCCTAATGCAAGTGAAGGCTTTATCCGTAAAGTGTCAGAAGCTCATGGCGCAATTGCCGCAGATGGTAAGGGCAAGAGAGTAATCTATAAAGCTACAGCTGAGAAAGGTGCACAAGCTCTAGCTGGTATTGAAGCCACAATTGACAAATATCTGGGCAGTAAATTTAGAGGTAACTAATGGCACTAAGTCAAAATGTTGTAATTAACTTTCTTACCAAGTTTGATAAAAAGGGTTTACAAAAGGCTACTAAAGAGCTTAAAGGCTTTGATAAGTTTATAGCCTCAAGTAAGTTTGCAACAAAAGCCGCTTTAGTCACAGCTGGTATTGCCTCTGCCTATGCTTTGGATAAACTTGCAAAATCATCTGTAAGAGCTGCACTTGAGCAGGAAAGATTAGACAAATCTATAGAGCAATCTCTTACCTCAATCAATGAACTTGGATCTTTAGGCAGTGTTAAAACTCTTATAGCAGATCTACAAACTGCAACAAATATTACTGAGGATCAATTAACGCCGGCATTAAATGGTTTGATTATTTCAACCGGTAATTTAAGTAAGGCACAAAGTTTGTTAGGTGTTGCAATTGACACAAGTAAAGGAAGCGGAGTTGATTTACTTACAGTCACAGATGCTTTGGGTAAAGCAAACAGGGGTAATTTTAGAACTTTAGGCCAATTAGGTCTTGGTTTCAATGCAGTCACAGCTCAAGAAATGGGCTTGGCTGAGATAACAGATTACTTAACCCTTAAGTTTGGTGGAGCTGCAAAGCGAGCTACAGAAACCTTTGGGTCAAAATTAGATGACCTTAAAATTAGTGCAGGTGAGGCACAAGAAAATTTAGGTCAAGGGTTTATCACAGCCGCAGAAATCATTATAGGTAGCAGTGATGCAACAGATGTCTTTGGTGCAAAACTTGAGCTATTAGGATTAAACGGCGGTTATATTGTAATTGCTCTAGCTGATAAAGTTAATAAAATACAAGAAGCTTTTAGTGGGTTAAGTAAAAAAATCAATAGTGATCCAATCCTAAAATTCTTTTTTGGCTCTGCCAAATCTATCCCAATATTAGGTGGCTGGATTGATGGCTTTAGAGGTTTAGCTGAGGATGGCAAGAGGATTGCGGAAAGCTCTAAGGAAACTGTTGAGCAAACAGAGGAACAAAAAGCCGCCGCCGCAAAACTAGCAGCTTTACAAGCAAAGTTTGACAAGTTTGCCGCTGCCGCTTTAGATAAACAGAAAAAACTTACAAAAGAAAAGGCTGCCCAAGCTGCACTAGATAAGAAAAAGGCAGAGCTTGAGTCAATGTTTGACATAGATAAGATCAACCTGCAAGCCGCCTTAAGCCGTAAATTAGCAGGTGAAGATGAGATCCGCGTAAAACTGTTGCAAAAATTAGCAGATGGCACAACAAAGGCTATTGATGAAGCTTTGAGATACGCAGATGTCCTTAAGGTCATTGAGGATGGAAAGATTACAACCGAAGAGGTTGAGATGTTAGCTAAAAAATGGGGTATGACTACTGTTGAAGTCTTACTCTATTTACAACAATTGTTTGCCGCTAATGAGGAGCTGCGAAAAATGCTCGCATTGATGGATGAACTAAGTAAGAAAAAATTGCCATCAATCTCTGGTGCTACAACAATGTTTGATCCGGGATATTTTACAGACTTAGGTAAAAAACTTGTAGGCACTATAGGTTACTCAGGTATGACCGCATCTGAGATAACAGCTGAAAGATATAAAGAAAGCGGTGCAGGTCGCCTAGGCATACCTCTCATGGCAGAGGGCGGAGTAGTAAATAAACCAACTATTGCAATGATCGGTGAAGGCGGAGCTGAGGCTGTAATCCCATTAGATCGCATGGGTAGCATGGGTACAAAGGTTGTAGTAAATGTGCAAGGCTCTGTAATCTCTGAGGGGCAATTGCAATCTGTAATTCAAGATGTTTTGTATAACTTAAACCGCACCGGCGCGGTTACCCAGTTAGCAAACCTAGGTAGATAATGCCGGCGGCAGTATTTAAGGCGGAAATAGATTTCAGCAACGGAGCTTCCTTTGATCCGGCTCTTGTGCTGGATGATATAAATACAGTTTTAGACTCAGCTGTATTAGGTACAGCTGCCGCAGATGTTGTAGATATAACAGCCTTTGTAACTCAGTGCTACATAAGGCGTGCCTTCAATAGATCCTCTGACTCATTTATCGGTGGCAGTGCAAAGATAGTATTTGTTGATCAGACAGGTACATTTAACCCTGCCAATACATCTTCATCTTTGTATGGCAAAATTAAACCTATGCGTAAAATCCGCATGACTGCAACCTTTAATAGTATTAAGTACAGCCTTGGATCTTTCTATGTGCAAGAGTGGAATTACAAAAGCCCTAGCGGATTTGACCCTGCCTATGTAACTCTCAATTGTGTAGATGGTTTTCAGTTACTAAATTTAACTACCTTGACTACTGTCAGCGGTGGCACTGCCGGACAAACCACAGCGCAAAGGGTTACAAGTTTGCTTGACTCTGGAGATTGGCCGGGCGGTATGAGGGACATATCTACAACATCTACTACTACAGTCCAAGCCGACAGCGGTAATTCAAGATCTTTACTTGCCTCTCTCCAAGAAATTGAGCAGACAGAAACCGGGGCTTTATATGTAGATCAAAGGGGCTTTGTTAAGTTTATGTCAAGGTCAGACATCATTACTGCCTCTGGGGCAGCTCTTACAAAATTTTCAGATGTTAATGGATCAGGTGATATAACTTATCAAAATGTTGAGTTTGACATATCTGATTTCCAAATGATTAACAAGGTTACAGTCACGCCAACTGGGTTGAGTGGTAAGACCGCAAGCGATTCGGCAAGCATTGATGATTATTTTCAGCATAGTAGAGTCAGATCAGGCATCATGCAAACAGAGGCAGATGCCTTATCTCAGGCTCAAATGATTATTGCCTCACGCAAAGAGCAGGGTGTTGATATACAGCTTAACTCTTTGACAGTAGATGCCTATAGTCAAGCTGATCCTGCAAGGACTACGGCAGCTTTAGAGCTTGACATTTTTAACCCTATTGAGGTCACACAAACCTTACCTGCCGGCAATGTAGTCAGTGATAGCGTTATAGCAGGTGTGCAATATCAGATCACCCCTAATTCTTTTCTTGTAACATTTTCATGTGCTCAACCCTTTGCGGTAGGTTTTTTGCTAGACTCAGCCGTTGATGGTGTACTTGATGAAGACAGTTTGAGCTACTAGGAGATACATGGCAAAACAAACATTTACCACTGGCCAAGTTTTGCTTGCCAGTCAGCTCACATCTTTGCAACAGACAGCCATGCTAGGCGGATCTGCCTCAAATAAAACTAACTCTTATACATTAGTAGCCGCAGATGCCGGTGCTGCAATATCAATGACCTCTACAAGTGCTACAACTATTACAGTCAATACCGGATTGTTTGCAGCCGGTGACACAGTTCAAATTACAAATCTTTCTACTGGAGTTTGCACAATTACAGCAGGTACAGCCACAGTTAACTCATCCGCATCTTTAGCATTGGCACAATATGAAAGTGGCACTTTAGATTTTACTAGCGCATCCGCCGCTATTTTTATTAAAGGTGCAGGGGCTGCTGCTGCAAGTGGTTTGACTTTAGTATCAACTAATTCATTTTCAGCATCAAATCAAGTAAATGTAGATAGTGTTTTTACATCTACATACCAACAATATAAAATTTTTATTAACTTAACAGCAATATCGGCAGCAACTAATATAATGTTTAGGTTAAGAGTTGGCGGTGTTACAAACTCTGGAAATGATTATACATATATTGGATGGGATGTTAATGATGCAGGGGGTAGCGGTGCTGCAGTTGGCACAGCAACATCAAGATTGATCCAATTTGCTTCCAATACTGGTGCTGCTACTGGTACAACAATTGAAATATTTAATCCACAACAAACTTTGAGAACAAAAGCATTTTTACAACACACTACTGGAACTCAATACAGGTCTATGGCAGGTTTTACAAGTGTAACAACATCTTATGATGGTTTCAGTTTAGTTGCAGATACAGGCGAAACTATTACAGGTAATTATTGGGTTCTAGGCTATCAGAAATCATAGGAGAAATAATGAAAATAACAGATTTTGATATTGCAGATAATACTCAGGTTGAACGCGAACCAAATGCTGAAGAATTGGCACAAATGGCAAAAGACAAAGCCGAAGCGGATGCACAAAAAACCGAAGCCGAAGCAAAGGCAAAAGCCAAAGCCGCACTACTAGCAAAACTTGGTATTACAGCCGAGGAAGCAAAATTGTTGCTTGGCTAACAAGCATGTGTATGGATGGCAAGAATTATTGAGCTAACAAGTCCTAATGACTGGCCGGCTAGTGAAGACCGCAAAGCTATAGGAATACAATCCTTTGCCATACCCGGCACATCATTAAAGATTGCATGTGCAAAAGATGTAGCACCAATATTTGTTGCCTTTTGTAAAGAGTTTAATGAGCTTGTAGAGCCTATTGATCAAGGTCAATTAGATGACTGGGGTTATGCCTTTAGGATGACTAGAGGATCAGATAAAGTTTTAAGCAATCACTCATCCGGTACAGCTGTAGATCTAAACGCTACAAAACACCCTTTAGGTA